TGGGGGCGTTCCTTGAAGAAGGGGAATTTTCCTTTCCCTTGGTACTGTTTGTTCCAAGGGTATCCAGGAGAATTCCTCATCTCAAGGCCGGTTTCGGACATGTGTGGTGGTCCATCAACTCCATTCACCGCTTCGTCAAGTGTGAGGAGGCGGGGAGTGAGTTTGATGGGAAGGTGAGAAAGTTCGGTGATGATGGCGCTGACAGCGCAATCAACCTCCGATTCGTTCTTGAACCAAGAAGAAAGACGGTCAGTCTTCTTCACCAAATCTTTGTCGAAGTTCGCGGGATCTTCAAGCCTGGGGTCTCTGTTAGACATGACAGCAGGTTGATGAGTGATATCGCAAACTTCACCAAAGATTGGCGAAGGCTGAATTTCCGTCCTTCTTGGTTGAATGAACGCTTCGGTGGCTGAGACTCTTCCATGAAAGTCGTGGTAGAGCAGGGCAGTGTCAGCGTCTTCATCAACGGTCATCTGAAGTGTGACTTCTGATGGTTGGAAAGAAGGTTCTGTGAAGCCGGTCTCAACGGATTCCAGGGCTTCGATGGTAATAGGAACAGCGCCAGCTATTCCCTTACCACCGAAGGCATGGATCCCGCAGATTTTGCCGAGGTTCCCAAAGAAAACTGGGTTGGTGACAACCCAGGGGGATCCACAGATTCCTCTTTCTCCACCACCACGAGCGACGATCGCGAGGGGGATCTTGGTAGAGGTCATCGTTGCCGGATTGAATGGGAGTTCCGATTCAGTGTAGGCAAAGTTGGAAAAGTTGGTGATCACATCGGAGATGCGGTAACCATCCTGTCCAGTGACTCTATCAAGGTCCTCTTCACGAAGGAAGTGGTTCGAGATGTCTTTGAAAGTTCCAGTCTTCCAACCGGTCTTCCACAGAACAAGGTCCATGGGCTGGTCGTCTTCATAAATGAAATCGACGGTGTCAGCCACATGGTACTTGATCGGGAAAGACTCAAGGCGAGCAGTAGCGGTGTTTGGTGTCCAGCGCTCCATAGTGATGGTTGCTCCCTCGGGGATCATGGCCATGAAATGGCGGTTGATAATAAGGATGTCCTTTTTCCAACCAAGGGCCCGGATCGAAAAGCCGCAAGCAGTCAGCCTCACTGTGTTTCTCTTTACAAGAGGAAACATGAGTGGGATGTCTGATTGTTCGGTTTTCTTTCCGACTCCTTTCTTGACTCCAGAAGGGCGTGCAACGTGCACTTTGCCTTTGGTTCCAGAAGTAGGGGAACCAGAATTGTACCAGCTAGCTTGTGCTTCAGAGGTGAAGAACTCGCCAAGCAGATTATCCTGGTCCGCCTGCTTCTGGGACTCGGTCGGGTCCGGTTCTTCTTCAGAGAGAAGTTCACGGGTGGGGTCGAGGTTCCACCAGTTGGAAATTCCTATTCCACCTTGAATAACGATTTGGAGGGCAATGCCGAGGGCATACCACTTCAAGAAGTTCATCAAGATGGGATAGGAGTAGAACCAACTGTAGTAGGTCTGGGAGGCTCGTCGCCATGATCTCCAGATGAAATCATAGGCAGGGTTGCCGGAGTTTTGGCCTCCGAGCGAAATTTTGACATAAGTCTGGATGTGCACTGCACAGGACCAGTAGTTGTGCCAAAATTTCGTTCGGGGGCCATTGACAGGTCCGTTCTTCGTCATTGATGGTTGTGCTGCTAGAAATGCAGCGTCTTGTGATTCGTGAAGGTAGAGAGTCTTGCCATAGCAGGTTTCGCCAAAAACGACGTTCCAATCAAGCCCCATCAAGACATTGTCTGAGTAATCTTCTGTGATTAGCCATTGAATGTCTTGATAGAGCTTGTTTGGATTCTCAGTCAGAACACCATCTCTAACTTTCGCTAGAGCTTTGATGATCTGATTGATTCGAAGGGCGCGGTTCTGATCTTCA